TAAGCACCGTGACAGCCAACATCATTAATCTCGGTAATATTTTGAGTTTATCAAACGTCTCTGGTGTCATATTCATTTTTTCACCCCATTTTTGTTAGCACCGCCAAGAGCATTAAGATGATAGCGCCACTAGCACCAATCATAATCGCCTCTAAACGCTTCACCCTCGTAAACAGCTCTTTGTGCTGTATGGTCACCTCTGTGCGTAAAGATGCAGAAGTGACGTTTAGATCATCAATTCTGCTGTGCGCGGACGCCACTGTGCGCTTATCCATTAGCTCGGCTCCACAGGCCAATCGCCACCGTTACCACTCATGTCAGGAGAAGACAGGTTGGGCCAGTTAGCGTGTGTAGTTATATTTCTAAGTGCAGTTCTGTACGTTGCCCAATCAGACGGCACAGAGCCGCCAGACTCTAACGCTTTAGTTACTGCCCAATCACAAGTAGCCAGCCGCCTGTTACGCTCCGTTCTATTGCGTGTCGCTGTTGCGGAGTTAGCCGCTGTTACTACAGCCGCACGCTCATCAGTAGTCATGTCAGTTACACGGCGCGTGTACACCTTGCCGCCCAACAGGTAAGGGTCAACGCCCTCGTTCTTCTGTGTGGCTGAGTCAAAGGCTAGAAATATTACTACCTCGGCACAGCTATTAGCTGCAAGCCAATCTGCATCAGGTCCAGCTTTAGGGAATGAAGTATTAGGAAACAGAGATTTGTGTTCTGCTATCTCGCCTATGTTACTGCCATCTAGTTTTGCTATCTTCATGCGTCTTGTCCTTTGTCTGCGAAGGGTTCTGTGTCAGGGGTAAAATTGCCTGTGTGACGAATAAACCGTGACACTCTTAATTCATCAATATACCCATACCATTTTCCGTAAGCTGATGTATCCCAACCAGTTCCTAGACTGCCTATTCCTGCCTGTAAATTTTGGTCTGTTGCAGTTGAAAAAGAAACAGAACCACTGCTGGCTAAAGTGCCATCTATAAATAATTTAGCATTAGTGCCATCATATGTGGCGCAAAGATGAACCCATTGGTTTAAAGTTCTTGCGTTGTGTGCTGCTTTAGCTGAACCTATTTGGAGCAAATAAACGCTACCTTCAATCCCAAGAGCAACCCGCCCTCCACCGCCAGAAAGACCTTGAGCAAATACAACTTGATTTGCTGCTGAGTTTGTACAGTACGTCCACACCTCTATCGTCCAATTATAATCAGGTAATAATGCGCCACCTGAAGTATTAATAAGCCCCTTATCTCCATCACCACCGGGACTATAGAATGATGCTGTGCCAATTTTCTTTTGAGCTGTGCTAGTTACTGCATTGCCTTCCAGTGCAATGTTGCTTTTTGCTACTTGGTCAATCGCCTGTGCATCTGCCATATTTAAGAGAAGGTTTGTGTTCGTGACAGTTGTATACGGGGCTGTCGGCACAGTTATGGATGTACCCTCGGAGTACACTGCTGAACTTGTAACACGAATGTTTGAAATATAGCCGTCAAAGGTATTCGGGTAATTACCTGAGTTTACATCTTCTGTCCCAATTACTAAGTAATCTTGTGCTATGTTACCAGCAGAATTATTAAGTATTCTTGCCCCATTTACATAGAAGGCTATATTGCTGCCCGTTCTCTGCAAGACAAAATGCGCCCACTGGCCTAAAGCTACAGAGGAACCGTTATTTCCCCCAGTTACACCATTTTGAAAAAATATTAATAGTCCACTGCCTGTAGTGATAATCATACGACCCGTACTACGACCTTGATATTGACCAACAATAGCTTGCTCTGAGGCACTATTACTGTATACCCACCCCTCTAACGTAAAGTTCCCAGATGCAGATATAGGCACAGCAGAAATGCTTAAAGCATCGGCTGTTCCATCAAAGTAAGCACTCGCCCCGTTCGTGGCGGCACTATAAATTTCAGAAGTCAGGAATGGGCCGAATGCTGTTACGGCTGGATTGCCAGATGGAGTAACTGTGTGAGCATTGCCAGAGTTATCAACAAACCTGTTCGATTGGCAAGTCAGTAGTTTGGTGTTTGTAATAGCCGTTAGTTTGCTTGTTGATGGGGTAAAATTACCTGTATAAACTGCTGTGCCTTTTACTAAACGCAGATTAGAAATAACCCCATTAAAGTCGGCAGCGTTGGAATCCCAATCTCCAATAACTAGCGGGGTGTTAGGTGCATAGATATTCACACCAGAAACAGTGCCACCAGCAACACCATTGACATATAGTGTAATAGTATTACTTGACCTTACCCAAGCAACGTGGTTCCAAGTATTAAAGGCTGCAACGATACTGCCAGTATAGCTGGAATCAGAAGAGCCGTCTGTAGTCCAAGTCCATCTTAGTTTATACCCACTACCAGAAGGCTCTGTACGGGCTTGCCAGCCCCTACTGCCATTTGTCCAATGACCTATAATAGATTGCTTAACAGACCCGCTTGGTTCCATGAAGAGCCATGCTTCAATTGTAAACGCTCCGTTTGCAAGCGCCCAATCCGAACTATTAGCAGACGATAAATAATCACCACTACCATCAAACGACACACCCCAATCACCGTCAGGCCGAGCAAATGGCCCAAAGCTACCTTGGGTTACATTGCCAGCCGTAGTGATTGTGTGGTTGCTTGTAGAGCCATCGTCGAAGACATTGTTCACGCCATTATTTGTCCCGTCGAAGTGAGACAGAAAACTAACACGGTTGAACTGATCATCTGAGGGTAGCTCTACACCCCCACCAGCAGCACCGTAAAAAACACTATCAAATGATCTAGGCAATGGCTGTTCCTCCCAAGAAACCATAATATGTCGTGCCACCATCGCGGGTGAAAAAGGCGTATGCCTGTAGCTCGTTATTACCCGCCGCGTCTGGGGCAGAGCCGCCAGCCCAATCTACCGTGTTGGGCCATGTTATTGCAACGGCGGTGCTGTGTTGTGTTAAAAACAGAGTAAAGCTAAATGCCGTTCCAGAACTGGGAGGGTTACTAAAGACAAACGTAGTAGCTTGACCCATTGTCAACGAAAAAGACGTGCCAGTTGCTAGGTTAAGTGTAACAGTGGAAGCCGCACTCGCCGCCACGTATGTCTCTTGGTATGTGATGGGTTTAAGGCTACCCGCTACAGTTAGCATCGCAGTGGCTGTGGCTGTTCCTATCGCCACTTTATCGTTGCCACCATCAACAAACACCATGTTCGCGTTGCCGTTGGATTCAACCCTAAAATCTACGTCAGCGGAACCTTCGTTAAAGACAGCCCCTGCGCTTGCAGTCAGAACACCCGCAACATCAACCGCCCCTGAGAAATCACCAGTTCCAGCATCCAACTCACCGCTAAGTGTAATGTTGGTTGCACCTGTTATTGCGCCAGTAAGAGTAATTGTATCGATGTGTGCGTCTTTAAAGAAAAGACTATCCGTTCCAAGGTCTACGTCAGAATCTGTGACAGGTGCAATTACACCGTCAGCCATAGTGAATTGTGCCGTGCCACCCGCAGAAAATGCTAACGTGTCGGCTGCACTAAAAAACAAGCCAGCGTTTACGTCACCAGTATTTGTCAAGGAAGGTGCGCCAGCAGTACCGTCTGCAAGGCTAACAATGCCGCCGACAGTTAAATCGTCAGTTACTGTCAGATCATCATCAACAAACAAATCAACAACAGACAGGGCCGCGAAGGTATCAATGACCGCACCACCAGAGCCAGCACCATCGGTGTAGATGCACTTTGTCTGGCCGTTGGCAATCGTGACGTTTGCTCCAGAGCCGCTAGTGATAATAATGTTTTGCGATCCGCTGGTGGCGTTGTGGATGTACCACAGCTTGGAAACTGTGAATGTCGAGGCATCGCCGCCAGATATTGTAATTGTACACGCGCTGTCGAGCGTTCCTGTGTACTGTAGCACCATTGCCCTGCCAGCGTCTGCCGCGCCGTCAGCTATAACTGTGGCGTGGGTGTCAGCGTTTGTGGTAATGGCCTCTGTGGCGTAACCGAAGGCATCTCCAATTAGCTCAAGATTTACGTTAGTTACCGTACCCCATGCGCCCGACTGATCGCCAGTCGCCATCTCATTGAGGCGTAGGTCGTTTACATAGGTGGAAGCCATATCAATCGATCCTTATTATAGCATTGTTTGCACTGGCGGCAGGAAAAATTATTTTAAAAGTACCGCCTGCAACAGAGAAGTCACCACCAAAATCAAGAATGGCAATTGCGCCTCTTGAATTTGAAGAGGCATCGCCCAGCGTTTTGTTGTAAATTAGTGCGCCACGGGCCGTGAATGTTGCGCTTGTCCATTCTGGATCAGCCGCATCAAAAATACCGCTTGTGCTGTTTTCAGTGACTGCTTTACTTGCCAGCGCATTGCCGCCTGTTGTGTAGCCATTGCCGTTAGCGACTTCATTGGCAGTGATGTATCCATCTGTCGTTGCGTTTAGAGTTGCACTGCTGGTGTACAGCGCAATGTAAATTGCGTTTGTGTCTAGTGAGTGATCACCCAGCAACACATCTTTTTTGAAAAGTGTGGACATCGCCTGTGAGATAGCCATTATATGCCTCCGTTATATTCTGCTGCGTAATCGCGTTGCATCTCTTGTACCTGAGATTGCACCGCCTCGTCAAATTGCGTTTTGTATAGTGACAACGTCTCTGGCGCTTTTAGAAACGCAGACGCCTCGTACAGAGCCGCTGCAAGCATAACCGCAGGCGCGTTAGTGTCGATCCATGTATTGGCATTAGCCGCGCTTAGTCCCGTCTCAGGGGCTATGAAGTCCACGCTGTAGGCCAGCACTGCTGACGGCGTTGGTGCCAATGAAATGACTGTCCCAGCGGTTCCTGCACTATTTGTGCTATACATTCGGGGTGTGCCTTGCGTTGCGGGATTAGGCGAGAAATCACGAATGTAAGAATCGATCCTGTGATCTAGATAAACCACAACGCCAGTTCCCAAAGTTATTGAGACCTGACGGATCATTCGGGCAGTGGGAATTGTATATGCTCCAGTTCCCTGCACAAGATTGGCCGCAGAAGATGTCTGCCGAAAGCACGGCATATTTGGCAACCGTTGAAAAATCATTTCTTCGGCCTGCGCTATGATCGTGTCAATCGACGCGACAAACTCTGTCGAGTCATCTTCCAAGAAATTTTGAATGTTGGCCTTTAGTGTTGTGTAGCTCATTTTATTCGCCCCATCCATCTTCTCCCCAGCCAGCATTGCCCCAGCCAAGTATTTGAACACTTTCGTTTCCGACAGCGCCCGTGCCGCCAGCGCCCGTTGCAGTTGGAGAGCCTATAAGTGCCTCGCTTCCGATAGCGCCTGTGCCACCAACGCCTGTTGAAATCGCATTAAGCTCTACTGGGATTGTGCCAACAATGGTTGTCAATGCTGGTGTTTTGGCTGTCCATCCCATAGATGAGTGATTTGTGCAGTAATAATAAAGTGTCGGCGCACCAGATGCCACAACTATCTGGGTGTAAGCCCCAGCTTGGCCCGGTGTTCCTGACGTTGTCACACCTGTTGTATACTCACTTCCCCCACCATGCGTTCCGTTTGGCGTACTAGAAAATCTGAGAGGGTGCCCAGAATTAGAAGATGCGCTCTGATCGAATCTGTATGTGCTGCCTTCTGTCAGTAGAAGTGTGACATCAGATGTCGCAGTAGACCCATCGATAGCATATTTATTAGATGAACCAACATTATGATAAGGATGGTTTGACGGATTGCCGCCAACGACTGTAGTTATTAAAGTTATCGTTCCTGCCGCTGGTGTGTAAGATGTGCCACCCATGTAATTATGGTTGGTGCAATAGTAGTACAAAGTAGGCGCACCAGATGCCACTGTTATTTCAGTATAAGCCCCCGCCTGTCCCGGTGTTCCTGACGTTGTTACGCCAGTTGTGTATTCACTTCCCCCAGCGTGTGTCCCATTTTCTGTGGTGCTGAAGCGCAGCGGATGCCCGTTATTAGAAGATGCGCTCTGATCGAATCTGTATGTCTGCCCCTCTTGTAAATAAAGACGCTGTTGAAGAACGCTATCAACATAATATCTGTTGCCAGCGGCTATAGCTCCGACAGTTATCGCATATTCTAGGTACGATGCGCTGACCGTAGCAACGCTGCCTGTTCCTGATGCTCCTGTTACATTAATTTGTGATTCAACAAACAAAGATTCATTGCCAACATTTGCTGTGCCAGCAACGCCAGTTTGTGTAGTGTTAGTCGAAGTAATTCCAATAAATCCAACATTAGATTTTCCATGAACTCCAATGCTTGGTCTTTGCCTTGGGTCTAGAAATGGGTCGTAATTAAAACCAATAAATATTTTAACATTTTCTGGATCAGTATCTGGCCGTGGATTAAATAAGGCCGTAGCATCAACAACATTTTTAGCAGGCGTAAGCTGCGGTTGTTTTGGTTCCCAATCCTCTGGAGATACGCGCAGGCCGTCCCAAGTCGTTTTTAATTGCGTATAGGGAACCCGAAGGCCGCTCCTGTCGCTAATCGCCTGAGATTTTTTGCCCCGTGCGTATTTTGCCATCAGGATAAATTCAGCGCAGTTGGCTGAACCCTCAAGCTGACGCCATCATTGTCGGACGCCGCCGCAAACGTGAATGCCCTCTCGTAGATTTCGTTTAATATTTGAAATCTGTCTGGGGCGTTTTTCAACGCCAGCTTGCTTGCCAGCCCCGCGCATATGCAGTCAGACCATCGATACGGCACGTCAGCTTCCTGATCGCTTTTCGTAATATCATCTAGCTGGTTTACTGACCAATAATTTAAGCTGTACGTTGTTCTGTTTGGTATCTGCCATATGTAAAGCAGGGGCGTGTATTGCTTGTCCAACATGTATTGTGACGGCTTGCCCAGAGATGTTTTGTTTGGCAGTTGGTTATAATCCGCAATCGACACACGATTAACAATTTGATCAGAGGTGTCTGTGCCTGCGCTGTCGCGAATGACGGCGTCCATAATGTCTATAGTGCCTTCGGGGAGCGTGTACGGCGTTGTCTGGCCGTTTACCAGCGTCAGCGTCTGTTGCTTCACCGCCCAGTAATTGATACCCCTGTTGGCCCACTCACTAAACAACAAGTTTAGGCTGCGCCTTGCTGACACAGCCTTATATCCTGTTTGCGTTTGTGGATCGATCCCACACCGCTCGTAAGCCTCCGCGATGATTTCTTCAACATCGGGGCGAAACGCTACTGTGTTTGAAGTCGCCATTTATTTCCCCTACGCGAAGAACACGTTCATTAGCACGACTGTGGCAACGGTATATTTTACAGATAAGCCAGCCTTAAATAACATGCCCTCATCTGGAATAGTATTGTCCAGAGTTAAGTTATCAGTGCCGATTGTTTGAGCTTTAAATATAATAGTACCACTGTCTGGCGTACCATTAAAGAAATCAACCAGCCCTGCTGTGCCTGCCGATACAATTGAGTAGCCTTTCAGTCTTGTACGACCACCACCAGCAACCGCGCTTGCACATAGCGATCCAGAGCCGACAGTAATGTTTGCCGCATATTGGGCAGAGCATACCACGGCGCTAACGGTCAAGAATAGTTTAGCGCCTGCTACAGTTTCCGCAGAGCTTGTCGAAGTGATTACTTCAGTTATTGCATTACCGAAAACATCTGTTCCTGTAATGGTGCAAGTTTTAGCATTGTCATTCGTGGCTGTCGTTGTGACAGTAACATTTCTAGCACCGCCACCAGCGAAGGTAGTCGCTGCCATTGTTGCTGATGTATTAGGTCTTGCCGCTGTTACCAGCCGATCAGGGTCAGCCGCATTTTCATCATTTATAAACCCGACCTGTACGTCTGTTTGTACGCTCATATTAATCTCCTAGATTGTAAAGTGGGGGTTGCCCCCCACCAGATTAATTACGAATTGTCGTGATCTACGGCCATGCCAGTGATGCGAATCCATACTTTGCCAGCGGTATAATCGGCATCAGTAACCGCACCACATGTGAGGTACAAAAACTTCTTAGTCATAGCAGCAAGAGTAGCCCCAGCATCTGCTGTGGCGTAAAAACCTAGCGATAGGTCACCGTTGTTCAAGAGGTTTGTGCCGCTTGTCAATGCTGCATCTTGTGCTGTAGTTCCTGTGGCTGAACAATCTAGGTTAATGTCTGGATCGCCGCCAGTTGGAGCCTCGACACAGCCCATTTCTATGAGCATTGGGATGCCGTTTACTTCTTTAGTAATTGATCCAATGTGTGCTGAAGCCGCGCCACCCGTACCAATAGCGTCACCAGCAGTACCACCGCTTTTATAGCCAGCGTGAAGGTCGATAATCCATGTGGATACGATTGTGCCGTCAACCTTGCTCACAAAGTGGTTTGTACCATCGGCTGGAACACCCGCACCAATTGCATTTGGCACAATACCAAAGATTGTTGCGCCAGTGTCGAGGCTGGCGTTATTTGCGCCTGCGGCTGTGCCTGTGCTGGTGTCAACGACATT